TGCCGCATAATACTGGCGCCGCCTAGCCTTCGCGAGGCGAAACACCAGAGACCCACCTGGTTGGCGGCATCCAGCTTTCCAGCGGGGAATCGAAGGGAACGATTCGATGACAACAGTAGCGATTTACGCCCGCGTGTCGACGAAGGACAAAGGGCAAGACACCGAGAACCAGCTTCTACAGTTGCGCGATTACTGCGCCCGGGCCAACTGGACGGTCACAGAGGAGTACATCGACCACGTCAGCGGCAAGAGCGGCGATCGGGAAAACTTCAAGCGTTTGTTCGCGGACGCCTCCAAACGGAAGTTCGACGTCGTCCTCGTCTGGGCGCTCGATCGATTCACCAGGGAAGGGGTGCTCGAGACCTTCGAATACATTCGCGACCTAACGAAGTACGGCGTCCAGTTCGAAAGCTACAGCGAGGCGCACTTCCGGACAACGGGACCGGCCGGCGAGTTGATGCTGGCGATCGCGGCCTGGATCGCGAAGCAGGAACGGCTGCGAATCAGCGAGCGGACGAAGGCCGGCCTGGCGCGAGCGAAGAAACAGGGGAGATGCGGCGGGCGCCCGGTGAAGGTCTTCCGGCGCGATCGCGCGCTCGAGCTGCGGACCCAGGGAATGAGTTGGAGGGCGATCGCGCGGGAGCTCGGTGTGCCGCATTCGACCATCCGGCTGGCGCTTTCGGGTGTACAGAAAACGTAGTCGAGGCCCCGGCAGCCCCGTGCGGCAAACAAAAGGGCTGGATTTGCCGGTTTTCCTGAGCGGCAATCGACCGATTGTTGCACACCCCTGACGCCATTATTTCCAGCGACTTACGCCGTTCTGAGGCGTTTTGAGCCTCCGGCGGCCGTCACAAAAGTGGGCGCCGCAGGGGGTATCCCGACGCCAAAAAATCGCCGGAGCAAAATCAGAGACTGCATGTACACCTCGCCAAACATCGACGGTTGGATGAAGCCGGAGGAGCTGGACTGGCTCTACACTCAGGCTCTCGAGATGGAAACCATCGTGGAGATCGGGTCATATAAGGGCCGCTCGACGCATGCATTGCTATCGGCCGGCGCTTACGTCACGGCTGTCGACCACTTCTACGGCTCGGCCGGCGAGGACGCCCACGCACGGGATGCGGTGGCGGATGGCATCTACCGCGATTTCATCGCAAACACGGGGAACGCGCCGAACCTCTGCACCGTCCGGTTGCCCAGTCTGCACGCCGCGACCATGTTTCGGGATGGCGCCTTCGACATGGTCTTCATCGACGCCGATCATCGATACGAGGAAGTGAAGAAGGACATCCTGGCATGGCGTCCGAAGGCGAAACGCCTGCTCTGCGGCCATGATTTCTCGGCATCCTGGCCAGGAGTGCTGAAGGCCGTCACAGAGACGCTAGGAGCGGTCGAAGTCTACGACTCGATCTGGTATCAGTGGCTCACCAGGTGAGCTACCTCTGAGAATCCACAGTTTTTGTGGAAAACGGCCGTCAAACATCGCTCGGCGGCCGCGTCAATTCGTGCCCTGGTCGGATTGCACCTGATCGGTGCTTCTTCGCCTCTTCCTCACAGAGTTCGATGGCCAGCGTGCGCGCCTGCTTCTTCGTCATGCTGCCCGGTAGATGCAAAGCCGGCCCATCGTTCACCCGGTAGAGAAACTGCCGGTGAATGATGTCGTAGGCCACCCACACCTTCGTATGGGTCTTGGAATCGCTGGCAACCCAGTATCCCTGCGGGTGCATTCTGACGTCGATTCGCATTACCGGGTGAGCCACCCTCCTGGATCGCACTTCGGACATCCTTCGAAGCATTCGTCGCAATGCGCGGGCGTGGCCGGCTCCGGATCGGCGCCATGCCGGCGGTCCCACAGTTGGCGCGCGATGCGGGCGATCGCGACGTCGGGGTGAAGCATCGCCGTGATCAGCATCTCCTCTGTCAGCTCTTCAGGTTTACTTCCCATGAAAATCCCTTACCTCTCCATAGAAGACTGGGACGACGACGACGCCTCCTGGTGGCTCAGACATCCCCTGCATCGTCCGGTGCGCCTCGCCAGACGAAGCCGTCGAACAGGTAGGGACCAGCAAACGGCGGCTCCGAATGGGGCCACGTCCCGCGGCCGATGATGCGCTGGCCGGCGTCGTCCCAGATGGTGCGGACCCAGAATCCCCTCTCATCGCGAGCCCAGAACTCATGAACAACGACAACGGAGCGGCCGCGGTCGACGCCACAGACGTACCGCTTCGGCCTCCACAATAGACGTTCAGGGTCGAGCACCAGGCCGCCGGCGATCGCACCCAGGAATCCACGGCGATTCAATTGAGCCACAGACCGCCATCCTTCAGCGTCTCCCGGGCCTTGCCCCGGGTCTCTTCACTGACATTTGGCAGCTCAGCGAGAATCCGCAGAACGTCCTCGACGGCATGTTTCCCGGCGCGTTGGGCGATCTGGATGGCGCGCATCATCTCGAGTCTCTCCTTCTCCATCCTCCTCAGATCCCAGGCCATATATAGGGCCACCACCAGTACGGCGCCGCAGAATCCCAGCGACCAGACCGCACTCCACATAGCCGGCAATTGCTTTCCGATCAGACCCCAGGCAATTCCTACCAGCAGGCCACCGGTGCCCCAGATGATAAGGTTACGCATGGATCGCCGGAAATCGGGGCTCTCCTTCCACAGCTGACGAGTGGTCATTCAACCCTCACTTGAATATCTGGATGCTCCACGGCAAAGCGGATACCGGCGAGGAGTCCCGCTTCATAGCACCGGCGGCGCCTCGGGCTGAGTAGAAGAATCACCTTCTGCCACCACGGCAACCGGCGCAGCTTCATTTCCATGATGCGCTCCAGGGTATCAGATCGCTATAGTTGAACCCAAGGAGAGTCAGTATGGCACAAGGAGCAGCAGCACCAACGCAGCAGAATCGCACGACTCAAAACACCCAGCAGCGGCACACGTTCAACATCACCCTCCCGGGCAGCTGGGGGTATCAGGAGTTCGGCGCTCTCAACTGGATCGCCGGCCAGCTCTCGCTGATCAGCTCGCAGTATCTCGTCGGATTCAGCGGCGGCCAGGCCGGCAGATTCACGGTGAGCACCGCAGGCGGTCAAAACTCAGCCGTTAACGGAGAGACGACGGCAGGAGCCCAGCCGGAGCGGAGGGGCCGGCGGAAGATGACCCCCACGCAAAGGGCGGCCCATGCGGAGAGAATGCGGGCCCTGGCGGCGAGGCGAAAGGCCGAAAAGCTGGCCTTGCAAAAGCCGAAAGGGAAGACCGCGGCGGCAGGGGCAGGATAGAATCAAGTCCACGATCTAAGGCATAGGCCTGCTGCTCTCAAACGAGCGGCAGGCCGTTTTTGCGTTTCAGGCTCATTCTCCGCGCTTCTCTCGATTGCGCTCCCGTTGCGCGAGCCACTCCTGAACGACCTCGAGCTTGTCCAGTCGCGACTCGTGCGCTTGTGCGATGTCTCGTAGGGCTTCAGTAGCAACCTGCAGCTTGTCAGTGGCCTCGTATAGCCGGTTCAAACCCTTCCAGAATTCCTCAACCTCGAATTGATCCATATACACTCCCTGCCACTGTATGCGGTGTACCGCCAATCTGTAGTCAAAACGGCTACACCCTGCAATTCACTCGACCCGGCACCCACCGTGGCAGTGACTGTCGCGTCGATGATCACTTTGCCTTAACAGCATCAACCTCGGCCAGCGTCATCAACCGCGGCCTCTTTTTCGCTCGTGGCCAGAGCTTTCTGATCTGCTCGACTGCCGCACGTTTCGCGTCCTGCTCCCATCGGGCCTTGTCCTGGTTTGCGAGAACCTCCAGGTACAGATCGAGATGGGCATATTCCAGCTTGTCGCGCGGTATTGTCTTACCGTCTCCGATAGGAACGCGGACCGGTAGCGCCATCGCGGCGGATCGGATCTGGGGCGACAGCCAGGCGGACTCCTGCTGCTGGCGACGATCTTTGGCGCGTTCGGTGCGGACCGCGGTCACCAAGTGCCTGCCACGAAGCATCGCGTCGAGCTCGGCCAGGAAGTCCGGCTCCGCGATCTCCAGCATGACGTCGAGTAAATTTCCGGCGGGAAGCTCGGGGTGGAGCGCGATCGCGTTCCTCGCGAGAATTGCGGACTCTCGTTGCAGGTCGTCAAGAGAGCGCGTGAGCTTCGTCTTTTCTGTCGTTTTCACCTGTACACCCCTTGCACCTGATCGGCGTGTATTGGCCTAAGGTGTCACTATTAGCCACAGTCTGTAATTCACTTCTTCTTCGCCACTTTCTTGGCAGCCCGAAACTTCTCCCAGCGAGCGTTAGCCGCCTGGCTGGCGATTTCCTTCTTCCGCTTGTCCGAGAGCTGATCAGCCCGGGCCCGTGCAGCGGTCACACGTTCTTCCGTGGTCATCGACGCAGCCCTGAGCTTCCCAAGGGCAACGGCGGCGGGATTCTTCTTTGGCGTGTCGGCGCCTGACTTCTTCATCGCTTTCGAGTATACAGCTTGCCAGCGCTGGCAACGCGCACATTACTGCCGCATCTCTGCGTTTTTCTCTTGCGTGCTAGCGCTAGCAAGTATAGAATTAGAGAATGCAGAAGAAAGTCACGCCACGACTCTCAGAACTTCAACAGGCCTTCGCAATCGCGCAGAAAGCTTCCGCGAACGCCGACACCAACAAAGACCGCGCCTATTTCCAGGCAATCGCCTATCTGATCTGGAAATCGTGCGGGCAGGGAGCCCACGCCCTGAAGGGGGAGGCGCAGTAATGCCCCACCGCCGTCCCATACTCCGCCGTCTGGACCTCCTGTGCCTCGGCGCCAGCCCTGAGAAGCTGGCGCAGCAGGCCGAGATCCCCGCGTCATCCCCGCGGTCTATCACACCCGCTCAGTCTGAACGCCTCTACGTCCTCAAGCACCGGCACGCGCAAGGCGCCCTGGAGGCATGGGAGCAGCTCGAGCTGGATCGTCTCCGGAGGCTCCTCTAATGCCCCGCATTCGTGAACATTCGAAGCTGGCCTGGATCCGCCGCAACATTCCCGCGGAATTCATGGCCGTGTACGTGGGCCTCGAGAAGCTCACGCGCGATGAACTGGCGGTTCTCTCGGACGCGATCTACAACTATGGCGGCCGCCGCGCTCGCCAGGAACGCGAAGAGATCCGCCGCACGGGAGGTGTCGAGTGAGGTCACTCTCTAATCGCAAGATCTCCCCGAAGGAGCTGGCCGTGAATGGCTGGGAGAAATTCGGCTCGAGGTTTGAGCCCGGCAATTTCGGCCGCAAGTATGTCCACCGCAATGGCTGGACAATCAGCCACTGTGGCCATCCTACGGCTCTCTGGCCGTATGTGCTCGAGGATCCCGACGGCCGCATGATCCTCACCGGCGCGGCGGTTTCAGGCCGTGCCGATTACGGCGTGGCATGGCCTACCGTCGCGTCGGCCGTTGACTATGTGCGCGGCCGGCTGGACGGCACGATCGCGGAGCCAACGCACTACAGGGGGATCAATGCGCCTCGGTGATCGTCGTCTGACCTGGACGGAGCGCACCTGGTGGCTCCTCGCGTTCCTCTTCCTCGCGTTCATCGCGTTCTTCCTCGAGGGGGCCCGGCCATGAGCTCGAGATTCCTCTATTTCCAAGTCCACGGGGTCAAGCCGCCCCGGGTGCCGCGGCGTCGATCGAGCGGCCGCGGACCGGCCCGCTCCTGGAAATACCGGGCCTGGATTCGCTCCTTACCCTGCGCGGTATGCGGTACAACAAGGCATGTCGAAGCGGCGCACACGGGTTCGGATGGCGGCACGGCTCAGAAGGCGTCGGACTACTCGTGCGTCCCTCTCTGCCAGAACCATCACACGCTAGATCCGGATTCGTACCACGTCCTCGGACGCGATGAATTCGCGAAACGCCACGGCCTCGACCTGCACGATCTGGTGCGGCGTCTCAACCACGACTGGTTTGCCTACAGGAGCCTCGTAAAATGAGCACCACCTACGCGCCGCCCGTGTCTACCTCTGCAGGCACCCGGCCTCTCTCCGGCGCCGCCCGTTTCCAGTGGACAATGGGCGGCATTCTCGCCATGATGGCGGTCCTCTGATTGTGGATCGCCCGGCAGCAGACGCTCGACCTGCTGGCCGCAATTCCGTCCCTCGCGCCCTTTGTGGCGATTACGGCCTACTGCTGGTGGGCGGGCCACCGGCGGGTTCGCGATGTATTGCTGGTCCTCACCTGGTGCGTCCTGTTCGTCCTGTTCGCCTCGGCCTTGATCGAGGCCGCGGCCCGGGCTCCGTTCGTCCTGGTGGACGATGCGCTCGGCCGCATCGATCACGGAATGACCGCGGTGATTGTGAATTGGCTCAACTGGCATTATGGGCTGCGGACGCTCTCGTCCCTGGTCTATGCCTCGCTCTTCCCCTTCGCGGGTATCACAATTGTCCTGCCGGCGGCCCTGGGCTACTCGAAATCGGCCTATCGCGTCATTCTGGCGGTGGCCATCGGCACGCTGATCACTGTGGCAGTCTTTACGGTCCTCCCGGCCGCAGGCCCCTGGACGGTCGAGCATTACCAGCCGACGAAAATGCAGGCATTCGTCACCCGGGAGCTTCACGATCTGAAGGCGGGCACGGCGGCCGCGAGTATGGACTCACAGGCGATCGTCTCCTTCCCTAGCTTCCACTGTGTTCTGGCCATTCTCTGCGCCTGCGCGTGGTGGCCGGTGCGCCGGGCCCGTTACACCGCGGCAGCATTAGCAACGGCGATCTGTATCTCTACGGTAACGACAGGCTGGCACTACGGAATTGATGTGATCGGCGGGAGCCTGGTAGCTCTGGGATCGCAGTGGGCGGCGAGGAGGGTGGTTTAAGCTGGAAGCGGCGAAAACTTCGAATTCAGGGCCCGGCGACAACCGCTCTCGCCGGGCCTTTTTTACTCCCAAGGGACGTCGTCATCGACTACCGTGATCAGGATGCGGCCAAGTTGTTCCTGGATCGCCTCCCGTGCGGCTTCTTCGGCGACCCGCTGATTCTCCGGCGTCGCCGGCACGCCCAGGTGCTCGCACAGTTCGGGCGTATAGAAGTGAATGGATTCCCCCTCTACGTACAGGCCTGGTCCGATCTTCTTCATCCCAACAGCCCACCGCGGCGCTCTCATACAGGGCTCCCCGGGATCTCATAGGGGATGAAATCCGGCCTTCCGTTGTTCAGCTCGTTGTGAAACCGCAGCCAGGAATAGAACAGCTCCCGGTCGTCCATCTGGGCCATCACTGCTCCCAGGGCAAAGCCGAGCATCGTCATCAGACTGTCGTACTGATCCCGCGTCATGTCGAGGCTGACGCGATCGCCTTGGATAGTAACGGTCACAATGGGTTCTCCCATGGGATACCGCCGCCGCGGGAGAGCAGCGGCGGTCCCAACCCTGTTTCATCCGCGCCGTCTGGCCCGGCGCCTGGCCTCTTTCCCCCAACGGGAAAACTCAATCCGGCAACGGCGCAGTCTGTGCGTACCGCAAGTAGACGCCGCACCAGGTCAAGGCGCATTCGCCGTTCTCGGCTGCGTGCTCGAGTTCGGTGAGCATCCGGATACCCTCATGCCCTGCGGAAGTCGTAACCTCGACTACGCCGCAGGCATGGCAGCGATCGCAGCTCCAGGCGACGCGCTCGATCGGCACGTATCGCAGATCAGGCATCACGCCCTCCCCTCCTTGATCGCTTTGCCGAACGCCTGCAGCTCGTCTTCGAGGTCCTGCATGACCTGCAGGTCCTCGGCCGTCGGCTCGGACTCAGGCGCGAGGGCCTGGATGACACGGAATAGGATCGCCTGGGCTCCCGCATAGAAGGCCCGGCGCATCTCCTGCTTCTGAATCGCCGGCGCCTGAGGGTGCAGGACCTGCCGCGCGAACTGGTCCCACTGCTCGGCCATTAATTGCCGCTTTATAGGCTGGGCCACAATACCCTCCAGTCCTCCGCGGCCGCCGTCCAGTGGGCAACCCACCGGCGCCAGACGTAAGCGCACAGTGCCCGCCAGGAAGAGACCTCCCGCACCATCTCCGCATGCTGCAGCTCCGCCTCCAGCCAGGTCGAACACCGGGCCATCTCGGCTCCGTGCTCGTCAGCCCAGAAAGCCATCGATTCGAAGAGCAGCGGCCTCCCGCCGTGAAACGAATGATCGAGGCCCAGGAACACGGTGGACACGTCGACCAGGTCGAACACTCTCGTGAACGCGACCCGCCGGTCCATCACCTCGAATTGCACTGCCCATTCGAGCAGATCGTCCACCGGCACCGGCGTCTGTCCGACGAGGACATATTTGTCGCTCATTCGCCCGCTCCCATCACCTTCGGCCGGCTGCGCCTCGCCTGTTCCACCAGCCGATCGATGTCTTCCATGAGAGTAGGTATCAACACGCGGACATCAGCAATCACCTGGCGTAATCGCGCAGCCTCCGTCACAGGCAGCTCGTGCCGCACCCTCGACCCCATTTCCATATCCCGGAGCCTCTTGTACAGCTCGAGCACACGGCCCTCAATCTCGATCAGTTCAGCTTCGCTGATCATGAAGTCGCTCCTGTAGAATTGAGAACTGCCGGGTCGCTCCCGGTATCTTTTGCGGGCTGGGACGGTTGCCTATCACTGCCGCCCCTCCCGCAAGCCTTGATAGGGGGATCAGCTCGTGAGATTCAAGAAGCCGAAGTCGCCGCATAGAGCTAGGGGAACGAACCGCGCGGCGGTCGATACGCCGGGGACTGACGCCGATGCGCTGGACAAGTTTTGGGAATACGGCCAGGAGAACCCGGGCTTTAATTTCACACCGGCGCTCGATAGAGCTCTCGACCTCGTCATGGGAGACCAAAGCTTTCCCCTTAAAACTCGCGTCGAACTCTGCCTGCTGCGGAAGTCCTGGGGCAACTGGTACCCCTACGCAGTGCAGGGCGGCGAGGCTATGAGTATGCCAATGCCGGATTTTGATGATCAGGGGCTTGCTGTAAAGGTCCTCCGTCGCCTCATTTTGGGACCCGGGGCTTGTCCAGCTTGCCGTAAGCCTTCCACCTCCGACGAGCACAGAATATTCCGCTGGCATCGCCTCTGCCTGATTCGGGCGTTTGCGCGTGACGCGGAACGTTTCGGTGACGACGACCAGAAGGAGTGGGCCGCGGGTGTCTTTGCTGAACATGGGCGCGAGTAGCATATTCAGTCGCCGCCTCCCGCAATCTGTGATCGTCTAGCCTCGATACAGTCAAAGCAGGCGCCATTAATCGCGGTGCCCGTGATTGGCTTCCCACAACTCCAGCACTTCGGGGCTCCCACTGCCGGCGCCGCACGGTCTTCCCCGTTACTCCAGCTCTTCCTTAACAGGTCGACCACACCTCCCCAGGTTTCGAAGCCAGTGTTTTTGGCTGCAAAGCTGGCGACAGCCTCCGCGATCTCGATCGAGACTGCGTCCGGTTTCTTCGCCCGTGCCATCCGCAGGAGGTTAATGCAGGTCTGCTTGTTGGGGGTCGGAGGCTTCAATCGAGGGAAGCGTTTAGCTGCCACATCGTGAAGGAACTGCTGCAGCTCGGCGACGTCTTCCGCCCCTGGAGCGGACTCGCTAGCTAGCTGTGTTGTGGTTGTGGTTGAAACACTAAAGGATGCGCCGCCATTTTTACTTTGTACGGTCTCGGTTTTCGGTTTGTACGAACCCGAATCCGCGGTTTGTACAGACTGGATCTCGCAACTTTGTACAAAGTCAGGCTCGGCGAGCAGGCTGAGCTGGACCCATTTACATTTTGCCGGGCGCCGCTTCGGCAGACGCTTTTTTGGTATACCGATCTCGCGCAGTGTGTTATCTTCGACTCGATCAGCTATGGCACGAAGCGCCGCCATCCCGTCAGCGATGAACTCACGTTTCCAGTGGAAACAGGCTTCCAGTTTGAGCTTCGCGGTGGCCCGTTTTTCGTCAGGGAGGCTTTCAATAAAATCAACAACATAAGTGGTCTCACAACTATGTACAGAGTTGTGAGATTCGTTTTTTAGACCGTCCTTTTCGTAGGCTTGGGGAACATCGGCGCAGTACCAGATTCGCTTCCCGGTTTTAGCCTGCCTGCTCTCGTCGAGCCGCACCCTCCCCTGTGACTGCAGTTCCGCCAGGACATTTCTTGCGGTCTGTTCCTCCCATCCACACTCCACCGCCATATGCGAGGCGTATAGTGCGTTGCCGTGCTCGTCGACGCAGAACGGCGATTCATGGTTGAAGGCCGTGGTCTTCGATTTAACCCAGGCCATCCCCTTTTCGGTGCGCTCCCCGTGGCGGAGAACCCACTTCCACTGGTCGGGCGCTTCGACGTCATACGCTCCCGTTTTCGATCCGGCGGCGAGCATTAGCTCTTTATTCTTGTCGGTCCTCATCGGCCACCTCCCGCGCCCTGCGTAAGGCGTCGATATTTGGCATGGCTCCGCTGCACGCATTCCTTGGTGGCACGGCACACCGGCCGGCCGTTCTCGTAACGATACTGTGATGGATTCAAGAACGCTCGCTGGCATTCGGCGCAGGTTGCGTTACGTCTGACTGTCTTGGTCACACTTTTGGACAACATTCAAAACTCCTGGGCTGGAAAGTATTTGAATGACAGGCAGGGAGGCTCTACACTGGGGGGAGTTGCTCCCGGCGTCACTCGTTAATTGTTTTGGGCTGATCTCGACCGCCAAGTTAAGAGAGCCCGGGCAATGCTTCCGGCGCGCCGGGTGGTGACCTACCCCGCTTTCGGGCCGCATTCACAATCGATTGGACATGCCTTCGGGCGCGGTACAATCGCGAGTTTTGAACGCATGCCCCAGTACGTTTCCGCAGTTCCCCCTCGCCGCAAAAGTACCTGCGGGCCTGTATATCCTGCGTTAAGGGAGTTAGTCTGAGAACAGGCGGCCGCGGCGCTAGTAACACCGCAACCGCCCTAACCAATACCAGCTTTAGGGAGCTGACATGGCTGATCCGGATTCTAGCGCCCTTATGGCGCGTCTGCGGGCCGAGCAATCCCGGCTCGCAAAGATTCTCATCGCAGCGAACACCATTAGAGGCTACGACTACGACTGCAAGCAGTTCGCGACGTGGTGCAACCGTCTGGGACGAGCTCCACTGCCGGCGTCGAGCGACACCGTCGGACTCTACGTCGCCTCGCAATTGAGCGACGGCCTCAAGGTGTCGACCGTCACGCGGCGCCTGGCTGCGATCGCGCACATCCACCGCGCGAACGATCTCCCCTCGCCCGTCACGGCGGACGTCCGGATGCTGCTCCGCGGCGCGAAACGAGACCACACCCGTATCGAGGACGTCCACCGTGTCTGCCCATTGTCGATCGAGGAGCTGCGCTCGATCGCGCGCCTGCTCGTCGAGGAGGACACGCCCATGTCGATTCGCGATCGCGCCATTCTCGTTGTCGGATTCGCGAGCGCATTGCGGAGTGCGAACCTCGCCTGCTTGACGATGGCGGATGTGGAGTTTTGCGAGAAGGGAGTGAAGCTTCAGATACGCAGGTCGAAGACGGATCAGGAGGGCCGCGGCGCCACGCTGGGACTGCCTCATGGCCGCCATCCCGAAACCTGTCCGGTAACGGCGCTGCGCGACTGGATGGCGCGCCGCGGAGCATACGCGGGGCCCGTCTTCACGCGGTTCGGCCGGATCGCCCGGCGCCACATCCCGCTCGAGGCGGAGCGCATCGGCCAGATCGTGCAGCACGCGGTAGCAAGGATCGGACTCGAGTCCGAGAAATACTCGGGCCACTCATTGCGTTCCGGCATGGTGACCGCGGCCGTCGAGCAGGACATCGACGAGCTGCTGATCATGGCGCAGACTCTGCACCACGACCGGCGCTCGCTCGCGGCGTACTTCCGCCGGCGCGACGTCTTCCACTCCGCGGTGGCCCTGCTCGATCTGTGAGGCTTTTTCAATCTCGCTCCACTACAGAGCGTTATGGGGGCCGGGCACGGTAGTGATCCGCCTTTGACTGCGGACGCGCCCGGGCCCCCCAACTTTTTCAGCTCGCGACCGTTGCAACAGCCGCCAGCGAGATCAGAATGCCATGAAACGAGCGCGGGCGCACACCTCACGGAAAAAATATTTGCTGTAGGGCTCTGCCTCGGTGAAAGCCGATGGCGGACTCGGGCGGGCTGCGCTAATCTACCAATGATTCCGGGCAAAGCGAAAATAGCCTTTCGTTTTAAATCCGTGAATAGCAACTGGGAGCGGGCGACCGGCTTGGAAACTGATACGCCCGCTCTCCAGTACTTTTAGTCCTTCAATACTGCGGCGACTAGCCTAAGTTAACGCCTCGAGGCGGAAAACCACAATGAATTTCTGCCTTCCCTTTTTGTTTGATATCAAGCCGCCTCTTGAATAGAACAGACCAACGCCCCGCACTTACAGCCGGCGCGATGTAAGCCGGTGTGGGCCGGTACTCCAGCTAGTGCCCTCGGATTCTGGTGCCCCCAGATGATGAGCTCCACGCGCCCCCGCAGCTGCAGACCCTGGCAGAGCCTCCAGGTGTAGTCATCTACGGTGCGGATCGACAGGCCGAGCTGGCGTGCGATCTCGCGGGTGCGTTTACCCTGGCAGGTAAGTGAGAGGATATCAATCTCGCGTGGCGAGAGCGCCACGAGCGGGCCCGGCGAGCCCGGCCTGGTGGGTTCCTGGGATCGGATCATGTCTCTGAACCGGCACTAGCACTTCTTTTCTGTAGACCATTGACTACAGTAGATTTACGATATTGTATCGTTCGGCAAAACACATTACTATTTACTGCAGATGAAATCAGGCCTGGAAGTCATAATTCGCAAGCCGGCGAAATTAACCAGGCAGCAGCAGATATTGGCTGAAATCAGCAACCTGCGCGACCGCGCCAAGAACATATTGGCACTGGCTGACAAACTGGAGACGGCAGTACTAGAGACGCCCACGGAAGCCGCGTAACGGGCGTCAGGGACTGCCGGGCCGGTCCCCACAAAAACTAGTCCGCGATCCACCTTCCGGATCCCCCATGAACACTACAGGTGCGTCTAAACGGCGCCACATCCCAACGACTCCGGTCGAGAGCTCGGCCATTTCGGCCGTAGGCCACGACGCGAAGACAAACACCCTCCGCATCGAGTTCTCGAGCGGGGGCGTGTATGACATCGCGAACGTGTCGGCGCAGGAGCACCAGATGCTGATGGAAGCGGCATCGCCCGGGTTGTTCTATCACAAGAACTTTCGCGGGCGGAAGGTCAGCAAGGTCAGCGGATGAAGCTCGCGACGGCCGCGGACGCAGACGAAGCCCTCCGCATGCTGTTGCGGAGCACCGTCACCGAAGAGTCTATCCTCGCCGCGCGCGATGCGGAGATCGCGAACATCCAGACGCGATACTCGTTCGACCTGGCGGAAACCGCGCGCGAAATCGCGGCCGCGGAGAGGGCCCTCGAGGAGTATTACACCGAGCATCCGCCCGAAGGCCAGAAGAGCCTCCAATTTGCTCACGGCCTCATCGGCATGCGCGCCCCGTCGAATCCGGCTCTGGTGCCCCTCGATGGGAAATGGACCTGGAAGAAGATCGAGGGCAAGCTGAAGCGTCTCTGGAAGTCGAAATACTTTCACGCACCGAAGCCGCCGGGCATCGACAAAGTGAAGATCAAGCGTGAGCTCTCGGCCGAGCAGCTCGCCGCGGCCGGCCTCAAGCTGGACGCCACCGAATCGTTTTACATCGAGCTGAACCGGCTCGACCTCGCGGAGAAGCAAGCCGCATGAACACCGATCGCGTGATGGTCATCGGATCAAACGATCGCGTGATCGAGCTGGCCGACCAGGTGCGGGCCAAACGCCTCGCAGCCGGCGGCAATGCCACGCCGGTGCGCCGGCGAAAAGACGGCAAGATCGTGAGGATCATCCTCTCGAATGTCTCGGACGATTCCGGCCTGGTGAAGCACCGCGGCAATCCGCGGCGCTACAGCCACGATCACGAGACCGCGGACAACCCCCCGCGCGTCTGGACAATGCGTCATCTGAGCTCCCAGGTGCAGGACATCTATCGGGCATCGGTCCTGGACAATCTCAAAGCGGCGTGAAACCCGTTCAGCAGGCCGCACTCGATCCGCGGGCCCGCCCTTACCGGCGAAAACAATGCGGGAAGTGCTCCGACGAATCCTGCCCGAAGTGCAGATATAGGGCGTTTCAACGCGAGTACAACCGCCGGCGGCGACTGGCAGGCAGACGTTTGTTTCCTCTTGATCCGGACGAGTTGCGGATCCGGACCCTGATCCGTGAATTGACCGGACAGGATCCCGCGCCCCCGAAGACGAAAGGGCATCAGTGTTTCGACCTGAATTGCCAGATATGCCAGGCCGCGGAAGAAGCGTCGTCACGCGCGCGAGAGAAGCGCGCCGAGCTTCTCGGATGCCGTTGCGGACAATTGCAGTGCGACTGCGCCCGGTGGGAGCGGATTTATCGCGAGAAGTTCGAAGACCCCACCTATTACGAGCGCAACGCCACAGGGGCGCGATCCAGCCCCTTCTCGGATTTTTAATCTTTCATAACGCCTCTACGTAGAGCGGCGGACCTCTCCCCGATCGCCTAACTAGCGATTAGCCCGGTCTCACAGGGCCCTGGAGGCCGGGCGGTCCGTCGTAACCTTCAACGCCCCATGAGCCCCTCCATGCCACACGAATGCAACCTCGCGACCCCTGTCGCGGTCCTGGCCGTTGAGGTGGCCCAGCTCCAAGCGGATCAGAAGGAGACGCGGGCGGACTTCAAAAAGCTGATCTGGGCCATTCTGTACGCGAGCGCGGCCTCTACCGGGACGCTGCTGCTGATGCTCTTCAAGCGGTAATGGCGAAGAAGCGCCGCAGGACCATCTCATACATCCCGTGCGCTCAAATGCCGCGGGATCCGACCCCGCACGAAGAGGTCGAGGCCTTCCTGCTGTCCATGCGGGACATCGCGGAAGAAGAAATCGAAACGACCGAGCGGTACATGCGGTGGCTGAAGTGGGCGCGGAATCGAAAGAAAGCGGTTCTCCCGCGCTATTGAATGTTCGAAGACGACGACGAGATACCAGGTCCAGAGGAAGGAGCGCCGGCCGATCCTCACGCATGGCCGGGCGCCGAACCGAAGCAGGCCGCGTTTTTAACGGCGTATGTAACCTGCGGCGGACGAATCTGCTGGGCGGCGAAAGCGGCGCGCATCTCGCGCAACATGCATTACCGCTGGCAGAAGAGCGACCCGCATTATCAGACGCTCTTCGCCGACGCCGAGCAGCAGGCCTCGGATGTTCTCGAGGAAGAGGCGAAACGCCGGGCGATCGCGGGATATTACGAGCCCGTGTTCTATCAGGGCGAGCAATGCGGAAAGGTCCTTCGCTTCTCGGACGGATTGATGCAACTGCTCCTCAAGGGTTCGAAGCCCGGCAAATATCGCGAAAATTCGAGCGTCGAGCATAGCGGCCCCGGCGGCGCGCCACTGCACCTGGAAGTCAAATTTGTGAAGCCGGCGTGATCGCGGAATTTCCGGAGAGCCTCCAGTTTCTCTTTGAGCGGCACCGGTTCAAGGTTCCGTTCGGGGGCAGGGCGGGCGCGAAATCTTGGAACATAGCGCGGGCGCTCGCGCTGATCAGCGTGCAGCCTGAGATCTTATGGCCGGGCCGCACGGAAGGGCCCCTAATCTTATGCGCGCGCGAGACGATGAAGTCCCTCAAGGACTCCGTCCACAAACTTTTGTGCGACCAGATCAGGGCGCTCGGCCTGCAGGACTTCTTTGAAGTCCAGAAAGCGGAGATCAGGAACCGCCGCGGCGGAGCGTTCATTTTCGCGGGCCTCCGGCTGAACGTCGACAACATAAAGTCCCTCGAGGGATGCGACATCGTCTGGGTCGAAGAGGCGCAGACCGTATCGAAGACGAGCTGGGACAAGCTGATCCCGACGGTTCGGAAACCGGGCTCCGAAATCTGGGTTTCGTTCAACCCGGAGCTGGCGAAGGACGACACATATCAGCGGTTTGTAGTGCATCCGTCGCCGCGGGCTAAGGTAGTCAAGGTCAACTGGCGAGACAACCCGTGGCTGTCGGACGAATCGCGGGCGGAGATGGAAGAGCTGAGAGAAACCGATCCGGACGGGTACAACCACATCTGGGAAGGATGCCCCCGGTCGACTCTCGAGGGCGCGATCTACGCGGCGCAGCTGCGGGCGGCCGACGCCGAGCAGCGGATCACGCGGGTTCCGCATAACCCGGAGCTCCCGGTCCACACATTTTGGGATTTGGGCATCGCGGACGCGATGTCGATCTGGTGCGTGCAGGCCGTCGGCAGGGAATACCACCTGATCGATTTCATCGAGGGCACCGGCAAAGCGATTCCGGAGTACCTCAAGATCCTGCAATCGAAGCCCTACGTCTACGGCACGGATTATCTGCCGCACGATGCGCGGGCCCGGGAGCTCGGCACCGGCAAGTCGGTCGAGGAGTTGATGCGGCGATCCGGCCGGCGCGTGCAGATCGTGCCGCAGCTTTCGATTGTGGACGGGATCAACGCGGCCCGAACGATTTTCCCGTTGTGCTGGTTCGACGAGGCGAAGTGCGCCGACGGCATCCAGTCGCTGCGCCATTACACGTTTGAGAAGGACGAAGACACCGGCCAGCTGAAGAGCAAGCCGAAACACGACGAGCACTCGCACGCCGCGGACGCCTTCCGGATGTTTGCCGTGGGAATCAAGACGCCGAAGAAGCCGGCCCCGCCGGCGGACCGGCCGCGGATCCCGACCTCAGTCTGGAGCTGACACATGAAGAAGAAAAACATCGAACTCGACCCGAAGAAGATGCCGGCCCCGAAGCAGCCGCGCCTCTCGCCGGCCGCCGCGGACAGGATTCTCGAGAAGGCGGACAGACTCACCATGAAACGCTAATGGACAACCGGAAGACGATCAACAATTACCTCGGCAATCGAGGCCTTTCGACTCTCGACAATCCGCAGGGGCTCTGCCAGCAGCTCGGATTTCTCGTCGAGGATGACCGGCACTTCATGCAGATGTTGAACAAGTGCCTGCCGCAGTACCGGCGCGACATGTACGAAGCTCTGCGCCCCCATCTCCGCTTTGAGGCGCGTCCGCTCGACGTGTATATCGCGGAGTTGGGGATGCAGGCCGAGATCGAGAAGCTGCCGACGGTCGATGCCGACGGCAAGTTTCACGAGTACCGCACCCCGGAGATCCGCACGGAATCACCGGACCTGGCCGAAGACATCAAGGACGTCGTCGAAGAGACGCTGGCGAAGAAGCACCTCACCGTCACCTGCCGCAAATGCACGCGCGAAGAGACCTTTCACGGTGGCACGCGCGCCGACGTGATCTACAAATTACGCGCCGCCGGCTGGACCTGGGGCGTCGACGACGCCGGCGAAGGTCGCGAGATCTGCCCCGACTGCCCCGCAAGTAGAAACTGATGCCATACGAAGAGCCCGCCGCACAGCAGTCCGCCGACGAGAAACTGCTGCAGGAGATCCGCGACCGCTATGAATACTTCTCCGAGAAGTGGCGGCCGATCCGCGAAGAGCGGCGCATCGATCTCCGGTACATCTGCGGCCAGCCGTGGTCCGACGAGGACCTGAAGGCGCGGAAAGACGCCGGCAGGCCTGCGATCAATCACGACGAGCTCAACCAGTACGTAAACCAGGGGATCAACAACGTCCGGTCGAATCCCCGCGGCATCAAGGTCGAGCCGGGCGGCAACGGATCATCGGACAAAACGGCGGAATTCCGCCAGAATCTGATCCGCGGCATCGAGTATAAGTCGCAGGCGCAGGGCGCCTATACGAACGCATTCCAGGCGGAGCTCGAGGGCTCCTACGGATTTATTCGCATCGGCCGCCGCTATGTCTCGCAGGACGTCGACGGCCCCGACGATCAGGAGATCGTCATTTCGAACATCGCGAATCCGGACTCGGTCTTATACGATCCGGATTGCAAAACGGCGGACTGGTCCGATGCGCGCGCGGTCTTCGTCCTCGATCCGTTAGACATCGAAGAATTCAAAAAGCAGTATCCCGACGCCCGGGTAACCGACTTCTCGGAAGAAGACCGGCGCGTGGCGAAAGACTGGCTGCAGGACAAGCAGGTCCTGGTCGCAGAATACTGGCGCGTCGAAGTCACCCGGCAATGGAACCGGCGCAAAACGCGCCAGGTCGAAAAGAAACAGGTCGTCCAGTACATTACCAACGGCATCGAGATCCTGGAGCGCAACCCGCAGCCCGGCGAGCACATCCCGATCATTCCGTTCATCGGCCTCGAGCGGTGGATCGACGAGGGAGCGGGCCCGGTCCGCAAGCTGTTCTCCCTGGTCCGCATCGCGCGAGATCCGCAAATGTCCCTCGCCTATCTCTGCTCCTTAGAAATGGAAGAGGGCGGCCTGACGCCGAAGACGCCGTACATCGGATATACCGGCCAGTTCGAAACCGACAAGGAATCCTGGGACACCGCAACACGAGTTCCGCACGCATATCTGCAGGTAGATCCGCTGCCCGATTCCGCGAGCGGCCAGGTCCTGCCGCTTCCCCAGCGCGTACAATTCACCCCGAACTTCCAGGCCTACGAGATGGCCAAGGACGCGGCCAGGCGCGCCGTCCAGAGCGCCATGGGCATCTCGCCGTTACCGACGAGCGCCCAGCGAGACAACCAGAAATCCGGCGTAGCCCTCGAAAAGATCCAGCAGTCGACGGCGATCGGATCCTTCCATTTCGTCGATAACTACGAACGCGCACTGAAGTTCGCCGGCCGCGTGATCGATGAGTGGATCCCGGTGGTCTACGACACAGAGCGGGATGTGGCCATCCGTAAGCCGGATGACACCCAGCAGGTTGTCAGAATCAACACGGCAGAACCGTACCCGCATCCGGAGACGAACGAGCCGCAGCATTATCCGATCGCGGACTCGGACCACGACATCACGATCTCGACCGGCCCCAGCAACGAATCGCAGCGGGACGCCGCTTCTGAGTTCCTCGACACGTTGATCGGGAACCTGGGCAACATTCCCGTCGCGCCGCCCCAGGCCGCGAAGCTATTGAGCCTGGCGATCCAGATGAAGCAGTTGGGCCCCAAAGGCGACGAGATGGCGGAGATCATCTCGCCGACGGACAACCAGCAGCAGCAGATTCCGCCGCAGGCGCAGGCGGCGATCGCGCAATCACAGCAGGAGCTGCAAGCGATCCACGCATACGCGCAACAGCAGGAACAGAAGGTCAAAGAGCTCGAGCAGGAGAAGCAGGCCAGGATCGTCGACAACGAATATCGCCTCAAGATCGAGCAGATGAAGATCGAGGCCGACCTGGCGAAGGCGGAGATCGCCACCAAGAGTCAGATCCTCTCCGAGCGCGAGCAGTTCGTCGCGGACCTCTGGAAGCAGCTCCAAGGACAGCAGGCCGACGCCCAGCAGCAAGCCGCCCAGCAGCAGCACGAACAGATGAGCCAAGCCGCGGACCAGGCGCACGCGCAGCAGATGCAGGAGCAGCAGGCCCAGGCCGCCCAGCAGCAACAGGCACAGCAACTCCAGGGTCAACAGCAGCTCCAGCAGTCACAGGCGGCGCAACAGCCGGCAGCGTAAGTGAAAACGATCCTCGCGTTCCTCTGGCTGTGCTCCGCGGCATGGGGCGTCGATCATTGGACGGAGCTCGCTTGGAACGCCAGCACCGGAGCTGACGGTTATAACGTCTACCGGGCGAACGTCCACGGTGGACCGTACACCCAGATCAACACGGGCCTGATCCAGGGACTGAGCTATGCCGATCACGGCATCGTAGGCCCGGCCGGAACGCTCAATTGTTATGTCGCGACGGCGGTAAACGCGATTGGAGAGAGCGGGTACTCGGCAGAGGTCTGCGGAATCTATCCGGCAGATTCAGTGACGCCGATAGACACGACCGGTCCTCCGGCTTTTCCGTCGACCTCCCTGGCGGCCCCGATCGGGACGGGGGATCGGGATATCCCAGTGCCCACGGCAAAAGGCCTGGTCCCGTTCGCGGCAGATTTAAAGAGCAGCACCTTTGGGGTGTTGATCGATCGGGAGTACATGACGATCACGGTCCCACCGTCGATGGCGGAGTTAACCGGCGATGCGGCCGTCTGGCTTCATGTTTTCCGCGGCGCCTTCGGCGGCTACGGCGTGCCGCACATCTCCGGGTCGACCGTCTGGTACGGGCCGGCCCGGTATTTCCAAACGCGGCGGCCCCGCGGCGCCTGCGATCCCACGACGGCAGTCGTTCTCCCGTGGGTCGAGATCTATCACGGCGAAGTCTACGACTGCGCCAACGGTCGTTGGGTCAAACGCTGAACGGTTTTGCAGTAACTCGCCCGCTCGAGCGTATCGAGCACACCACACCATATGTCAGACGTAAATACCGCGGTGGCGGAATCGTCGCCCGCCCCAGCAGCAGTAGAGGTCCCGACGGATCGCGCCAGTTACGATCAT